CATATGGCGCGATATTCTTATATTCAGTTTCAACCACTTCATTTACAATACCAGGCTTTACTGATTTCTTCCTACCTTGAATTTTAACAAATTCATTACCTTCTGCATAACCTCTCTCTAATAGAGAAAGATTTTCTTTATTTAAAGTATTTTTATTCATATCTTGTTCGTATTTAGTGAATAAAGGTGGTTCTTTTTTATCTCTATCTCTTAAACCAATTTGCAACATACTAGAACCCATATTTGTATATCTATTCTTACCCAGTAAAATTTTTTTATTTTCTAATTTAACTGCATTTTCCAATTCTTCCATTCGGTGTAATAAAATATTCCTATTATTCATATATAATATACTTATATATTATTTTTTCTTATATAAATTAATATGTTTCATCATATAATTTACTTGAACTTTGTTCATTAGATTGTTGTATCTATCATCCTCCCCCAAGGACACATTGTGTGCTGAATTTTTAACGATTTTTCTAAATGAACTACATAGTAGATATGCTTCTCCTGTGGAGTATATTTGCTCAAAGAATTTGAGCTCATTCCCACCTTCTATAGCAAGATTTTTGTTATCTTGTGCATAGTTATATACTTCAATTTCTTTATCAGATGCAATACCATATTTAACTTCTTCCCAACCATCATCACCATCTTTAGATTTGTGTTTGATGGTTCGCTTTTCAATAAATTCCTCCCCCAAATTTAGAAGAAGAGCTGAGCCGTTCAAACCCTTAAATCTAAATTTAGCTTTCCCATCAACCGCATAACACCAAGATTTTTTCTCAACACAATAAAATTTATAGTCAGTTCCAACCATATCTTCAAGCTCATCCTCAAAGGAACCAAACACTTTACTATTACTTTCATAAATTCTATGGGTTTTATAACGCTCATCCACTTTTTCAACTTCCTCCCAATGAGGAACCCGAATGTCATTATCATCTATGTCCCTTTTCCATTCTAAAAATTTGCTGTATCTAAATTTAGATGCATCTGTATCTGTGTATAGAAGTTGGTCCAAACCAACTTTACTATATGAGTAATTATACATATAACTTTTAGCATAATCATATATTAAAACACCAAGATAGATAGGTCTTTGTTTGCTAATTAATGTCTCTTCATCAAGTTCATATGTTATAAATATTTTATTCCCAATAGTATTAATAAAATTAATTGATTTAGATTTTTCTTTTATTTTTTCATATTCAGCAACAGAATTAACATCTTGTGTTTTCTCCGAATGCAAACCCTCAATAACTTTCCCAGATAAAGAATTCATAAGTAATTTTAATGTCTCTCTTAAGGCGGGGTTATAAGCATTATCTTTATTTTTCTTTTTTGTATCTTCTTCATTTTTAGCCTTCATAAGGTCTAAAAGAAAATCAAACATTTCACAGGATTTCATTTTTTCTGTGAAATAGAAACCATTCTTAATGACAACACCACAATTAAATTTTTTAAGCAACTCAATCATAACATTGCTAATTAAATAATTTTCTAGAACCTCATTATGATCCCAATTGTTCTCTATTTCAGATTTTTTGCAATAGATTTTAGGTAAATTTAAACCTTTTAAATTTCTCTGATCAATATCACAGTAATAAAACCCAATGACACCAGGTCCCATATATTTATTAGTATCAACAACTTTCCCACAAGGATAATATACTGGAGCAACAGACATAACATAAGGGTATAAAGAACAAACATCAGTTGATGCCAATCTTTCCTCCACTTTCTGCACACCATTGAATAACTCAACTCTACCAGCAATTTTACATTTTTGCAAATCTTTATATTGTTGATAATTTATTTTAGGTAAATCAAATTTCTTATTTGTTTTACTATCTTCAAATACTTTATATATTAATGAACCAATTGTTTTAATATTGTGTAATTGTTTAGAATATTTTTCTGTTGCTTTGATTTCACCAAGAGCTCTTCGGTATTTACAGAATAAAACAGCAGTTGCCAAAACATCATATTCATTATATTCTTTTAGTTCTTCATTATCGGTTATCCAATCAATAAGTTTCCCATCTAAATATAATTGTTGAGCTTTATTATGGTCAAAAGATTTTTTAGCACAACAATTAATTTTAAAACTCTCACAATTATTTTTTAATGAACCCATAAGATGCTTATGGATATCAAACGTATTGTGTCTCCCACACATATAAAAATTTAATAGTTGAGAACCATTATAAAATATATCACTTACAGAAAAATCTTGCACCTCATCTTTATATCTTAATAAACTATCTAATAAAATAAAATTATCAAAGTTAGTATTATTAAACCCAATCAAAACAAAAGCAGTGTTTGTTTGATTTTTTAAAACCCATTCAATAAATTTTTTAGAACAATCATATCCTAAAAATGTTATACATTTATCTTTTCTAATTTTATTAACCACCTCAATATTTTTATTTTCATCGGCAGTTGTTAGTTCTTCTAACTCATCATTAGTTAAATTCAATATTGACAAACTATATTCTTGCATACAAGAACTTTTCTTAAAATCAATAATTGTTTCATAATCAAAAATTAAATATCTTGTTTCTGTAGCAATATTGCTATTACTATTGATATTTAATTGTCTTGGAGTAAATAAAACAATATCTTTTTTAATAACCCAGCCAGACAGAGTGATATACACATCATCACAAAGTTTCATTCTATTATCTTTAATTATATCATAATGTTGATTAAATTCATCAAATATAATGGTTGATTGAGCACCATTAACTTGTCTTTTATATACCACTTCAACATCTCTTTCCAAATTAATTAAACCAGAGATATATTTAAATTCCATCCCAGTTTTTTTATCTTTTACAGGTATTCTTTTCTTCTCACCGCTTTCTACAATCTCTCTCACACCTCGTTTTAGTAAAAACGAATTACACACTATATTAATATTTAAATCCCATTTTTGTAAAAATGATTTTAATCCATCCAATGAACTAATATCTTTTAATGGTGTTTTTTCTAAATCATCTAAAACATCTCTATCCTTCACTAATTTTAATAAACATTGTTTCGCACAATCTCTATTACCTATCGCCTTACCTCTAATTGTTCTACTAGACTCCTCTATCCCACATACTTCAAAAATCATTTTATCACTCACACCGTGCCCTTTTTGGTTGGCAATTCTAGCCTCTGCTAATGCAAAATGATTATATATAATTTCATCATCTACTAAATTTACAGCATCACTACCTACAAAATTTCCTTGAATTATTCTATCTAATTCATATTTAAATTCTTCATATGTATCAAAAAGTTGTGTTCTAATACTAATACTTCTAAATTTATTCCCACTTTCTTTATTTCTAATATGAATTGATACAGAAGTGGCATCTGGAAAACCTCTTAATGCATCTTTAATAGCGTTATAAAATTCTTCCTCAGTATTAATATTTTTATATTCATAATCATATTTAGTGAAAAATTTAACTTTATCCAATAATGTTCTTTTAACAAATCTTGGTAATAAAGATTTATTTTTCTTTTTCTTTTCTTTCTCATATTTTCTCGCTCTCTTTTCTCTTCTAATTTTTCTCTCTTCTATTTTTATTCTTTTTAAATCTCTCTCCAACTCTTCTAAAAAGGGGTCTTTTTTAATTTCCTTTTTAACTACTGGCTTAACTACTGGTTTTTCTTCTACCACCATTCTACTTTTATTTTTTTTAATTTTTTTATTTTTTTTCTCTAACCTAATTTCCCTCCTCAAATCCTTCTCCAATTGCCTTGTTATCGAATCCTGTTCCTTTTGTTTTACAAATTGATTGTAAGGAACCCAATTACTCTTAGTTGGTTTATTGTGTGTTTCAAGAATTGCATTCAATTCTTGTTCAAGTTTTTCAAGTTCCGATTTTCCCATTCTATATATACTATATTAAGAAAATAAATTTTTAAGTAATTTTAATTAATTAATTAAAAAAAAATAATTGTTCTATATTAAAATTAAAAAATTTTAATAAATCTATACTATTTAAAAAATATATTCTTCACGCAGAATATAAAACATCCAACACCTCAACTTTTTTTTCATCTATATTGTTTTCATCTAATGGTATTATTTCAATATTTTTTATTTTTTTAGGACGTCCTCTTTTCCTTATTTCTCCACCAGCATCTATTATCTCTTGATTCTTCCTATCTCTGAATTTCTTATTATTCATTTTACTTCTTTCATTAAATTTCTTCTTCCATTCTTCATCATCTTTTTTATCGTTATATAGTTTTCTTTGTAATTCGCAATATTTTTCAGGAAACTTTTCTCTATACTTTTGTTGCGCTCTTCTATGTGCTTGAGTATAAGTTGTTTTTTTAGCAACCATAATTGGTTTCAAACCATATTCATCTTCCTCTAAATGCTTTTCCACATCACCAAAATCAACATTTTCTTTGTCGCAATCATCTGTTAAAACATACCCAACATCTTCAGGTAATTCGATACTTAAATTTTCAATTTTTGTATTTTCCATTATATATATTATATTAGATATTATTTCTTTAAATTAAAATTAAATTAATCTATATATTTTTTTATATTATAATTATATTATGTTATATAAAATTCAAAGTGTGTTGTTTGATAAAAACAAAATAAGCTTAGAAGAAGCATCAAAGTGGATAATTGAGCATAATTATAAAATTAAAAAAGTGGATGAGACAAAGAACTTATACAGATTTAGACAGATTCCACCAACAACTTTAAAAAAACAAGGCTATGATGTGTATCGTAATTTATCAATTACACCAATAATTACATTAGTTTTAGCATACAAAAATTAAAGTGGCTTAAAAAATCTTTTTAAAATAGCCAAATTTTTCTTAGGATTGTCAGACCAAAGATTCAAAAACTTTTCATAATCACCCAAATAAGAATCACTTTCTTGATAATGCTCCAAAGCATAATCACAAGCAATACAATACCAACCACACTGAGAAGAATCAATATTTTGTATTTCTCTATTATTGCAATATATTGGCTTGAACGGTTTTAAAAAACTACTAACTGCTTTAGGCATCCCAAATCCAAAACTATCGAAATAAAGAGCATTACAAACTTTATGATTTTCTGTTTCTTCAGCATCTTCTCTATCATCATCAGAATAAATTTTAGCTAAAACCCAATGACTCCCGTTATTACCTTCTGCATCAGTTTTATCATCGTCCATAAGATTAATATAATAACTACCAATTTTTCTAGGTATGTTATACAATTCATTTTTTGAAAAGACTCCAACAATCGGCAAGTCTAATTTTTTACATATTCTTTTAATGTCATAATTTGTGAGCATATTATAATATACTTATAAATTAATTAAATTCTTTTTAAAAATTCAGTTTTAATAAAACAATAATCTTTTATTTCGGGCTTATTTCTATCTCTTCTCCCGCCTCGTCTTATTTCCATACTTCTAATCACTTCTTCACTATTATATTGATACCAAAATAATCCATCATTATAACTAAAGATAAAATATACAGGTTTATCACTTTTTGATGCAAAATCTATTTTATTCTTCCCAATCATTGTGTCTGGGTATGTGTGAGAGCTACATCTTCTTGATTTTAATTCAACATAACAAGTATCAGAATAATAATCAAATAGAGAATATTTGTCTTCTGATTTTTTTAAATCGTCTCCAAATTTACTTTTTAGTTTTTCAAATATTTCACCTTCTTTATCTAATCCAAAATTATAATCAATATTTTTATTCATCTATATTATATATTTAGATATTAAATAAATCTTTAAATCATTTTAATACAACCCATTACCACCAGAAGCTCCATATAACCCATTACCACCACTTGCCCCATAAAGCCCTTTACCTTTCAAACCTCTACCACCATAACCACAAGATGTTCCCCCCATTTGTTGATAATTTGTTGGTATAAAAGGATTCATTGCGGGGCTATTAATTCCAGCATATGGCGATAGTGTCATTTCAGTAGAACTTGGTGCAACTCTTGAATTAATTTTAAAATCTCTAACAGGCGCATTATTGGGTGTATTTGCAGTTAATTCTAAACCACCAAAATTGTTTCTTAATGCTTGACGATATGGGGAACTATTTGACGCAAGAGCACCTCCAACTTTTCGAGGTCTTCCTCTTTTTCTAATCCCAACACCTAATTTTTTATCAATTTCGTGTCCAGCATAAGAACCAGCAGCCGAACCAGCAATACCGCCAAGGGGACCGCCGAGAGTTGAGCCAGCAGCAGCACCTAAACTAGCAGTTGCAGCGGGTATAACATAATGTGCTGCTTTTTTAAATAAATTTCCAATATTTATTTTTCCACCAGCCTTTTTACTTCGTATTGACGCCATATATGCTTTAGCCTCAGCACTTCCTTTTTTCAATTTACCACCAGAATAAGGAGCGAAAGTTTCATCAACATAATGATGTCCGATATGATGAACTTTATCACCTTTACGAGTTGTATAATGATGATTTTTAATTCCAAAACCTAAACTAGCGGAAGATTGTTGAGCTAACGCTTCTTTAGCAACAGGTTGTAAATTTGCGGGTAATTTCTTAATATTAGATTCTAGCGCATCATATGCGATTTCTTCGCCTTTTTGTTTAACATCACCATATAATTTTTTCTTACCAGCAGAAACACTTCTAGAATCAATAGCGCTATCAGCAGCACTACCCAATATAGCCCCAATAGCCATTCCAGCCTCTGGGGAGCCCAATGCAGAACCAGCAGCGTGCCCAACAGCAGTAGCCCCATATCTCGCACCAGATTTTGCTAAACTTGCTATAGCGGGATTACCCAAAGCGCTTTTTACTACATTTCCAACTTTATGAAAAACCTCTTTAAAACCCCTACCTTGTGCGATTGTTGTGTGTAATTCTTCAGGAGTTAATGCAAGTTTTAAACCTTTACCTTTCTTATAAGCAGTTAATAATTTTCTAGCATTTTGTGGTTTCAACATCAGAACGTGTTCTCCAGCACCCGAACCCATCATATGATGCGGTATAATAACGGCTTTTCCAGATGCTAATTTTTTTACTTGGTCTTTAACTAATCCTAATTGATGTGGTATAAAATTTTTATTCATTTATATATATTTATAATAGCAATAGAAAATAATTTTAAAACTATGTTTCTAAAATAAAATATCTATTCAATTCTCGCACCCGTGGAAATATCGATTGTCATTGTTTTCATAAATTCCACAAACACCATTATGTCGCAAGCAACCAAACTACTATTAATACCGATAATTTGAACAGAACGGCTAACATCTTGCTCGCTTGGCAGAACTCTTGAACAATCTCCATAATAATATCTATACAATCTTGAAAACATATCCTCACTAATTAAACCAGATGCTAAACCAGTTGTCATACTACCATTTAATTGATTTGAATATAGCAATTGTTGTTTAAAAGCCTCAAAATCATAAAGCTCATTATTGAGAAAAAGATTCACCCCCGAAATTAAAATATTAAAGTTGCTTAGTGTTATTGGGTCTGGAGTCGAAGGTGATGTTGAACAAGCATTTAATGTAGATTGAGGGGATTGTTGCGCGACTGTATTAACAGTAATTGAATTTGTAGTTGAAATAAAGGGTATCACCAAGACACTTTGTATTGAATTTATTCCATTCGATACTAAAAAATTAAAATTAGCACCTGGAGCGATATTAGAAAATTGATATTGGAAAACATCTTTATACATAATTTTTTTAGTTGGCGCGAGTGATAAATATTTACTTTCCGCCAATGGGTTCATAGTATATACTGGCGCGTATAATCTACAAGCTGTCTGTGCTGATTGACCGAGTGTATATACCGCTTGTTGGGCGAATGTGTTTTTAACAATACTCAGTGTTAAATTGTAGGTGTCCGCATTCAATGGGGCACCACCTTGCCCGTATGCGGCTGATGCGAGCATTAATGGGTTTGTTAATCCACTAATCACTGTTGTTGAATTCACAGTTAAAGATGGTGAGAGAGTTTGCACCCCAGTCGCAGGATCTATTGTCCCCTGTGCTTTTGTAAAATTAATTGCTGTTTGGTTAGTATTAATATAAAATCTCATTGTGGCTCCTTTTAATAAAGGCATTTTTTCAAAGTAATCTGCCAAGTCTTTTAATCTTAATTTAGCGAAAACATACCAAATTACACTTCCCGCTTGTGATTGGTATTTATAAGACCTATAAACAGTATTACAAGTCCCCGTATCATTTATTAAACTCTGTCCTTGCGAATTCGCGGCACTTGTTGGGTCATAACCATACCAATCCTGTCTTTTTCTCATCCCCTCATTACAAGCATAATCCCCAATAAAAAATGGGCTCGGGTTGCCCGCACCTGTATATGAAACTTCTCCAGTGCCCGTTACTAATGGTTGTCCTGCAACACCAGTTGATGGTAAAACTATAGGAACACCTGCAGCCTTCCCCAAGGAACTGACAAAAGCAGTGGTTGCATTTTCTGTTGTTGTATATACAGATGAATTCGCATTATTTGAAATCCCAATACCAACACCTCTTGAAGCGAAAGGATTTACAGTGTTTGCAGGGTTTGTGTAATTATTTGAATAAGCCCAAGAGCCAGCGTTATCGGGATAATATCCCGCACTTGGCCCCTCATTTAAAAGGTCGTCCAATGACCAACTTGTATGAGTTTTAAAACTTCGAAATACATTTAAAAATGGGGTTTGTTGAACAACATTTTGATTATTGAATTCTACGGTCATACTATTAATCATATTCCAAAAACCATTTTTAAAAGCCCAAGAATAATCAGCCAATGGCTCGCCCAATGGGAGGTTAGCAGCCGTCGTGCTTGTTAATTGAACAACCAATGGCATTAAAATGTATGCCTCTTGCCAATTAATCCAACCTCCAGCATTTGATAAAGGTGTAGAATCAATAACAACCTGCGATGTATAATTTTGAGCGTTATTATCATTTACATAAACCCATTTTTTAGAGATAAATTCACTTTGATCGACTTCTGTATTTAAACTCTCTTCATAAACTAGATTATCAGCCATATTTTATTATATATTTATATGAGATAATAAATTTTCAAAAATAAAATTATAATATGTTTGAAAAATAAAAATTTGTTCTATATTAAACTATAAATTTAATGAGATGTATTTTCTTGGTTTAGATGTTCTCACATTTAAATGATTCATTTTTTGTGTTAATTGTTTTATAGCATTTTTTTTACCTTTGTCAATATTGTCTAGAACTTCCTCACCCATTCCATATCCCGCAGTCTTATTTCTCATTAATTTTAAAAATGCGCCAGATTTTGACGGCTTAATGTTGAAACCACCTCCAGCTTTTTTTCTTGCCAAAATATACATTATATATATATCTATATAAGATTTTAATTTACTCAATAAGTAAATCCTAATTCCGCCTTACTCTTAATAATTAGCAATATTAGGGTATTTGGGTCTTGCATAATAATAGCATTACCAAGCGAATCCACAAATCTAAAAGTGAATTGTGTATATTGCCCGTTCTCTATTTTATTAAAAGCCATATCGCTTACCTGATTAACATAAAGAGCGCCAAAATTCACACCCTGTGGAGTTAATGAATAAATTAATTGAGAAGGAATGGCCAGCCTATTATTAACTAAACTACATAAACATAAATAAGATGGTTGGGGGATAATTTGAGGGGCGGTGCTTGATACAAATGATTGTGTTGATACATACGCTGGAGTTTGAATTTGTGTAGGCGGTGTTCCTGTAATTGTTGCATTGGGATAATTGCCTGCAGTGAATCCTATTATATCTTGAAAATTTGTATTGGGGACAATAAAAATTGGATTTATGGGGTTTGTTGGCAGAACCCAAGTTGCCCCAGTTGGCTGAGTCCAACTATTATCTGTTGCTATTGTCGTACTTAACTGAAAAGAATTAATTTGGTCTGCATACAAAGAAGCATTTACAACAATTTCTAAAAAATATACAAAGGAACCTGTGCTTGTTGTCATATAATGTGTGTTAGCAACCATATTTTGTTGAAGATACGCATTAATCTCTGGAAGTTCTAAATAACTGTTTGGCATCGTAATCGTCCAAGTTGTTCCATCAATCCATTCATAACTAAACGAATTATTATTGTTTGCTACGGTAATGTTAAATACGGAGTTGTATAATGATATTTGCTGGACGGCTATAAATTCATCTACAAATTGGATACCGCCGAGTGGGAACTGATACAAAAAGGTTGAATTGCCCGAATTTGGAACAATATTAGTTTGATTTAAAATAAGTGTTCTTGGCATAATATGTTATATATTATAATTAGATATTAAATATTCTTATATTATTCTAATTCCATTAACATTTCTAATCCTTTATTTTTATTAATTCTACCGTTTGCTATATACTTTTTTATCAATACTTTACATTCTTTAATCATATTCGGATTATCATTACCCGCATTTAATTCGCCGAATAACAACTGTAATCTTTTAATATCTTCTTCCTCTTTATCTTCTACTGGTGTTTTGAATTTAAGAGTATTCAATACTTTAGCACCTCTTGCTATTTTTAAAAAATGGGATTTTTCTGGTTCTGTTAATGAATCGTAATGTCTCTGATTAACTTTACCCCAATCTAATACGTCTATAATAAATTCTTTAAAATTATCATCAATATGAACGGGTTTAATAGACGGTATTGTTCCTGTAGATGGGAATTTTAGATTCAAAACATTCTCTTCTATTAGTTGTGGGTAATGAACGATGTATTTACCGAATTCTCTGTATTTCGGCATATCTTTATTAATTGAAATACCTCTACCTAATTTTATCCGCCTCCCATTAAATGCGTAATTGTTTCTAACGCCTTTCCCACTGTATGAAGAATTATCACTGCTTTCGCTATCTGCTTCTTTTTCGACTTTTAAGTGTTTATTGAAACCTTTTTTTAATTTTAATAAATCTCTATTATCTTCATCAAAGTGTTTGAGGACTCTATCAGTTAAACCAAATCCTGGCGTTGCTATTGCTTGTTCTATATAATCTTTTGTTCTTTTAACATCCCCTATTTTTGAATTTGGAGTTAATTTATATTCGTTCGGTAATAAATTGTTATATTTAAATAATTTTCTTAATTTGCCAGGAATGGGCGTTGTTGTATCTCTGTGATTCCCGATTGTTTCATCAAAATAATTTATTATTGGATCATTTTGATTCATTATTTTTAGCTGTCTTATATTATTTGCTTCAGCTTGTCTCGCTATTTCGGCTTCTTGGCGTGCGAATTCTTGTTCTCTTCTTGCTATCTCTGTGTCTATCTCTTTTCTTGTTTTTTTTTGTTTTTTTTTTTCGATTATCGGTTCTGTTTGTTTTTTCGCAATCACCCTCCTCGCAAGTGTGGATATTTTTTTCTGTGCTTCTTCTCTTAATATTTCTTGTCTTAATATTTCTTGCGTTTTTTGTTCTTCTAGATAAGGTTCAAATTTATCATAAATAAATTTTTGCAATTTTTTCTTTAAAGCGGAACTATTATTATAACGCCAATCACCTCTTTTACGCATCCCGCTCTCTAGAGCAGAATCTGCTATACTTTGTACTGTTGTTTCTGGTGGTTGTGCGAGAGTTAGTTTTTCTAATATTGGTGGGATAATACTGGATAAATAATTTTTAATATAATCTTCTTTTTCCTTCAAATCTATTTGTTCCTCAGTTGGTTGCGCTATTTTTTCTGATGCCAGTCTCCCAATTTCTTCACTTGGTCCAAACGAGTTTGTGAATTTTATCAATGCTCTGAGACTTTTTTCATTAACTCTATTTAGAATATTTTGCAATCTTGCAATTTGATAATCTAATGGTAATTTTGTATCTGGTGTGTCGGGATCGTATGCTAAATATACTGTATTTAAATTTTTTGTAATGTCTATTATAGTTTTTGATTCTGGGAGTTTATATACTTTAGATAATTGTTCAACATCTTTATTATATTGCTGTCTTTCGAGAATTGGCATAGAATCAATACTCTCAAGTTGTTCAATTGTTGGTGAGTTTGCGTATAATGTATCCACTGCGTCCTTAATTGGGTCCGCTACTTCTCTTTTATTATACAACCCCGTATTGAAAACACCCACCAATAAATTTGATAACCCCCCATATTCCTCTTTACTAGCTAATAACTCTTTCCCAATTAGTGGTTCTTTACTAAAATAATTTGTCGCCTCTGTATCTCTAATATTGACACCAATAGCCGAATCTAAATTTGAAAAGAATTTTAAAAACTCCGCCATTAATGTTTGCGCGTCTAAGTATTTTTTTGCTAATCTTTTCTCAAAATCTTTCTGTATGGTTGGGAAGAACTTATTAACTTTTACTAGATTCGCTGTCCCGTCTGGGAGTTGTAATAACTCTTGTGATACTTGTGTTGCTGTTTGGAAATCCGCTCCAAGTGTTCTTAGATTATCAATAACTTGTTTTTGCTGTGTCATTGTATCTTCCATTATTTCTGTGCTTGTTTTATACTGTGGTGGGACTGGTGGTGGTTTGTTTGGGTTTTGATAATCTGCAACTCTTTTTGTTAGCACATTTTGATTATCAATTTGCATTTGTAATAATTCGGCTTGTAATTTCTTTTGATTTTGTAAGTCTCTAAAACTTGTTATATTTCTAATTAACATTATATAATATAGTTATAGAAAAAAAATTCTTAGAATTTATAAGAATTTATTACAGATCATATATATCATTAAAATTCTTTCTGAATCTGTCATTGGGCTCCGCATCTAAATCAACCAATAAAAAATCTTGTTTATTATCTGTTGTTGAGTTTTCATATAACTTTAATAGTATTTTCTTATCAACTCCTAATGAATACTCTCTCATTATTCTAAATAAGTCGGGTAGGTTTGCTAATTGTTTTATAACTAAATAATTTAAATTTTTTCTTATAATGGGTGGGACTGCAAAATAAGATTGTGATATATATACAAGTGATGCATTTTGTTTTCTTGCTCTTATAAAATACTCTTCTAATGGTTTCTGGTTTCTTTCTAATACTAAATCGTCCATTACAATTAATGTTTGGTCTTCTTTATTAATGTCTTTATCCAAATCTGGAGCGTTTTCAATACCTTCAACCACACTCACACCTTTATTACCTAATTTGTCTTCCAAATACTCATAAATAGGCTCATTTTTGTTCTTGGTGATTATGTATATGTCATTAAAAGTATTACCCATATTATGGATTAGATTCATCAAAGTTTGTGTTTTTCCAGCCCCAGAACCACCAATAATTAACATTCTAAATGGTAATTTAATGCCGTGAATATTAAAGTTAGGATTGTGAGTTTTAGTTAAATATTTTTGTGGGATTTTCTTATACCAATCAATTAATTCTGCATTATGTTTATTTGCTTTTTTATTCTGCATATTATATATATAATATAGAAAATTATATTATATAATTATAAATTATTTTATATTATATATATATATAATGAGTGTTTATCCAAAACCAACAGCCCAACAAGGGGCGATATTTAATCCCGATTTATGGATAGTTTCGGATGTTAATGGGGTTAGTGTTGATTATTTAAATGAAAATTATTTACAATTCCCAGTTGCACAGGGATTTGAAACATTAAATGGTATGACTAATTTGCAATCTACAACAATAGGTAAGAATCTTATTATGAGCGGGGAATATCTTACAAACTATATTCAGTTTCCAGATGGGACTCAACAATTTAGCGCAAGTGGAAGTGGGACAGGTGATGCTTTACTTACTGGTGGGACATCATCAACCCCACAAACATTTACTGGTTATAATAATTTTAGTAATGTGGATGGACAGATTACTTTAACTAACACAACAGAAACTCCTATATCATTTGTTACTATAAGTTGTGATCAATTTGATTATCAGGTAAATATTGGAGGTAATTTATCTATAGGAAATACTGCAAATTCTAACACTGTTGTTTTAAGCTCGTCGGCGGATTATACAAAACAATTAGATATAGCAGGCTATTTAAATATTCAAAACGCGTCTAATGCTAATTCTGTTATTATAGCAAGTGATGCTACTAATTCAAAACAGTTAGACGTTCAAGGTGCTTTGTCTATAGGTAATTCTACAAATACAAATACAGTAGTTTTAAATAGTGATACATCAACAACAAATAATCAATTGGATATACAGGGGACATTACAAGTTATAGGTGCAGGGTGGCCAATTCAACTGGCTGGTTATGGTAATAATACATCTGGAGTATATGGATTGCAAGTATCGGGTGGTGGTCTTCGTCTTGGTAGTAATGGGGGAACTCCAGGATCTTCAACGTATGTCCAACTCGCGTGTCTTGATGCTGCTGATAATCAATTATATGTTGCAGGGTCGATACAGTTGAGTAATAGCACTCTATCAGGGAATAATGTCACCATCTCATCTGGAGCAATTGGGTTGGTTATAAGTTCAGGAATACAAGTTGGAGGAAACTGTAATTTAGTTAATACAGTTTCTTCAATACAATCAACATCCACACTATCACAAAGCACAACTGTTCCCGAAACGGTTCAGTTTAATGGTAATTTACAACTTTTTGGAGGAACAACTAATAGAACTATAAGTTTAAATTATTCGGGGCAAGATAATATTGAAATTTATCAAAATTATACTGGAAATTTAGAATGTAATTCAGGAATCACTATATCACCAAATATAGAAGTTTATCCAAGTAATACAAATAGAATTACTTTGTATGCTGATGAAACAACAGACAATCAATTAAACGTTCAAGGAAATTTATTGACAACTGGAAATATAACTTTAGGGAGTGGTTCAACTACTTCTGCTTTTTTAAAATTCGGTGATGGTTCAATTCAAACGATTGCATATACTGGAGGTGCTCCAATTTTAGCAACTTATACAAGCTCTACTTTAGATACTCTAATAGTTCCTTATGTTTGGAGCTTTACAGGAATTAGTAATTCTTTGGGAAATCAAGTTAGTTGGATTTTATATTCAAATAGTGCTATGGCTACATCTGGTGCATCAACTGTTTTTTCAGACACAAATTCCGTAATTGTTCCTTCTGGTCTAAGTAATTATATATATGGATATGGGACTGCAATTAAAATTCCTTATAAATTTAATGACGGAACAACAACTACAACACAAAATACATATTACCCATCAACAATAGTAGCATTAGGTGGCTTTACATTAAATGCCGAAGGTAATACAAATGGTTCTACTGATTTTAAAGTGGCTCTAAATAGCGATACTAATACTAATTTTACAAATGGTTCAACACTGAAATTAGTTTTTTATGCGGGTTAAAAAATATTATCTAATTATAAATATATATAAATGAGTTTAATAAATAATTCAAATTTAACCCCAGCAACATTATATGGAAAGGGTGATAATGGTAATGTCAGTATGCAAGTGTCCCCAACAGGGATTATTTTAGGCGGTGATTTAAATACCGCTACTCCAATTACTGCAACAATTTCTCAAGCGGGGATAATAACTGATAATCCTAATGGGTTTAATATATTGAGTTCTTTGAATATGAATCAACAAGATATTACAAATGTTGCAACTATGGGTAATAACAATACTGATTTAAATATTTCCTCTGCTGGTGATAATGTTAATATCAGTGCTGGTAGTAATGTTGTTTTAAATTCAAATATTAATTTTATTGTTAATTCAAGTGATAGTGCTGTAATAAATGCTACTGGTGGGAGTGCAAATGCTATTCAATTAAACGCTGTAAGTTCTAATATTTTAGCAACTACTCCATTAACTAGTATTGTTGATGGGGCAAATAATGATTATATTAATTTTGATTTAAGAACAAATATAGACCAAATACCGACAATTGAATTAATGAAAGATAATTTAATAGCCACAATTTCAAAAAATAATGATTTATATATCACTACGGATAAAGGACTTTATCAAACAAGTGATAAACCAATGGTTTTAAAAAGCAATAATGATATTATTAGTTTATGGACTCCAAATAATAAAATATTTATTGATAAAACTTCTGTAGGTGTGGGTGATGGTGAAATTGTATGTAGTGCTATCACTGGTTCGTTAAATGGTAATGCCTCTACTGCTTCTTCTGCTTCAACTGCTTCGCTTGCTTCTCAAATTACAACAACAAATACAACTGCTAATGCTACTCATTATTTAAATTTTAGTGATAGTAGTTCAACAGGTAATGGTTCGGTTCAAAAAACCGCTGGGTTAAGTTGTAATCCTTCAACGAACGCAATTACAGCGACAACATTTGTAGGTTCTCTTACTGGGAGTTGTTCAACAACTGGATTAGTTTATATATCAAGTGGTTCTCAAAGTATTACTGGTTCATCGAGTGCTACTAATTTTAATATGCCAGGTATATTTAATTCAACATATAAGAATTATAGGATTGTTTTATATCCAACAACTCAATTAAGTTTCGGTGCGTATCCTTCTTATTCTCTTCAAGCTTTTTTAGGGAGTGGAACACTTCCAACAACTGCTTCGTTGTTTGGGAATGAATTGACGAGTAATAGCCCCGCTTCATTATCGGTTGTTTATACAAATGGAGCTGTTATTGCTTCTTCTCCATTGACATTTGCAGTAAGTCAATCGGTTAATCATCAAACAATATTTGAAATAGAAAATGTAGGTTTTGCTAATACACAGACTCAACAAGTAGGATTAAAATGTAAATCGTTTTATTCTAACCCAGGGGTGAGTGGATATAGTGATAGAAATATATTATGTGCATCTGTAAGTGGTGCAACAATTACTGGATTAACTATTCAACAAGGTGCGATATCTGTAGGGAATAATATGACGATTGGTTGGACAGTTTATGGATATAAATAATATCTAACTTAATTATATAATGATTGAAAAAAATTTCATTAACGAGCTCGGTAATAAAATTAAAATTAAAATAAAGAATAAGAAAATTATTGCCGTCAATTATGAGACAAAAGAAGAGGTGTATTTTAATGGTGTTAGTATCACCATACGCAGTCCTACGAGTGAGGGTGATTTAGAAATTACTCGCAAAGAGGCGGAAGAAATTTATTTATCATTAAAAAAATTTCTAAAATAAAAATGGGTTGTTATTATATAATGCTTACAGAAACTTTTTGGATGGCTTTTACAACTTCCGTTATCGGGTGTATTATGGGGATTTTAAGAATGATATATAAGAGCAAATGTAAAAAATGTTCTATTTGTGGTTTCGTTATTGAAAGAGATATAGATGCAGAAGAACAAATAGATATAATGAATATACAGAAAAAAGAAATAACAAATAATGATAATGATAGTAATAAATAAAATATAATATAATATTATATGAATTTTCAAGATAGGTTCCCATCTGATGATAAAATCTGGGATTATTCTAATCCTCAAATCGTACAAATAAGAGCTTTTAAAATATATGGTCCAGATGCAATAATATACAGGAGTAAAACAAAAAATAAAAAATATTCAATTATTAATCCTAATGGGAAAATAATTAACTTTGGGCAAATTGGGTTTGAAGACTATACAAAACATAAAGATGTCGCAAGAAGGCAAAACTATTTAGCAAGAGCTAATAGAATAAAAGGTGATTGGAAAAATGATGGGTATAGCCCTAATAATTTAAGTATTAGATTACTTTGGTAATCAACTAAAACTTCTTACAACCATACCACCTTTCTTTTTAAATTCGGGGAGATTTTTCGCTCCTTTGTATTTTTGTTTTAATTTATATTGTTCTTTCAAATTATCTATAGGGATGTCTTGATATATAGTTGGTGTTTTAGAATTAATTTTTTTAGTGGGTCTGAATACTGGATATGCTGAATCACTTGTTATTCCGAGTAGTGGATTGATGTCAATCCATTTTTCTTCAAACCATCTTTTCAAATTCTTTGGACGATTATCGTCTGAATATGGTGGAGTTTCTTCCCCATATTTTTTTGCAAACTGTTGTTTGTATTGTTTCACAATTGCACCAGATGCGTAAGCACTGTTCTTTTTATATCTACTCATAATAAAATCTCTAGCTTCTTGGTATAACCCGCTATCTGTTGGTGTCGGCATTTATAATATATATATATAAATTTTTTATGCATATATATTATAAATATGAATAATAAATTCCAATATGAGAATCTAAAGTATTATGCGAAAAAATACGGTATAAGTGTTCTTAGGGGTGGGAAACACAAAAGTGTTAATGTATTGTCTAATGACATATATAAATATGAAGTTAATAGAGGGATTAAGAACGGGCTTTACACGTTTCTAACTGGTAAATCGTTTTAAGCCTTTCTAACTGGTAAATTGTTTTCTATAAAAGAGAGTCATCGGTGATTAAAAAACAATATTCTATATTATTTATTTTTATATTTGATATATCTTTTAAATCTAATAAATCCCGTATATCATTATATTGAAAATAAAAATTTTTGTATATATCTATATTTAGCATATTGTAAATTTTCCCACTGTTTAAAGTTGATAAACATTTATATAAATTTAATTGGGTTGTTGGTCTGAATCCATCAAACATATAATCATTTTTATAATATTTATTTTTTAAACAATATTTATAATTATCAATATCGGGGCTTAATATTGCTATTTCTTCTTTAATTTTATTGTTTATTCTTTCTTCTAAGTCGGGTTTTTTTATAATTTCTATATAACTATATATCATATCATCTTCAGTATATAATAATGCTTTATAATTATTATCTTGTCTATATATTTTAATTCTATATTCATTATAATTCATTCTTAATATTTTATATACATTATAATAAAATTTATAGTCTTTAAAAAAATTTATATTCATATTAATTAATATTAATTAATATTACTTTAGATTATTTTTAATTTTTAAAAAAATCCTATATAATTAAATATAGGGTATAAATAAATATTGTTTATTCAAATATTCGGTCTGATAAGCTTGAAGCGTATAAATAGAACCCCGCGCCCTCGTCCGCCCCGTTTCCTTCTGGTTCTATTAACGCAATAAATTCAAAATTAAAAGTTGATTCCATCCCGTCCTCAGATATTAAATAATCAATTGCGGTTTTTCTATTCTCGTTTGATTGTGGATGATTAACCCACCCTAAAAGGTGCATAATTTGCATAGATTTGCTTTCTTGTTTCATATAATCTATAATATCATAATCTATAATATCATTATATTTTGACAGTATGTTTTGATATATAAACTCTGTAGATACGCTTATTGTGTCGTTTTCAATCATATCTAAATATTCTTCAATTAAATTTTGTCTTAAATAATCAAACGTATCTATTCTTAAAGTTGCTTCTTCTATTGTGTTATAATTGGGGCATAATAAAATTATTTCATTATCGTCTAAATAATCATATCTTATATTTTTTATTCTTATTTGATTTTCATATATAAATTTAATTTCCCGTCTTCTTATTTCTGGTTCTTCTTCATATTCTATGTTCGGTTCCACTGTTTCGCCTGAATCGCTTGAATTATCGCTTGAATCGCTTGAATTGTCGTCGTCTGATTCTTCATTATCGTAATTTAACGAACCAATAAACGCTAATTTATCATTTCTACAGAAAGGACACTTTCTAGGTCTGGTTATACGAATAAAACAGCACGGACAAATTTCGTTGTTGCAGTTCTCATTATCACATAAAAATTTGGTTTTATCTGTGTATGCTTCAAAGCATATATTACAATCTCTAGTTTTAATATCTTCTTCAATTATTGCCTCTTCTATTGCTTCTTCAATTATCGGTTCTTCAATTATTGGTTCTTCTATTGGTTCTTCAATTATTGGTTCTTCTATTGGTTCTTCAATTATCGGTTCTTCAATTATTGGTTCTTCTATTGGTTCTTCCTCTATATCTTCATTAAATATTGGTTCTTGAGTTCTACCTTTAGACACAATATAATTATATAGTGTATTAATAGAAGTTAATTTAGAATCAAAAGATAAATTTGAAATTAATTTAAATGGACGAGTTATAATTTTTTCATTAATAAAATGATCGGATACTTTAAAAAATCTTTCTTTTTCAATTTCATCAACATCTTTATATATTAAATCAATTGTAAATTTTAAAATTTCGGTTTTTAATTCTTCTTGATCTTTAATTTTTTCGTCATATTTATATTTATCGGTATATATATTTTTACGCTCTCTATTAATTTGATAATGTTGGTTCAAAGTATTTAATAAATTTGGGTTAGATGTTAAAAATTGATTAACGCATTTTGGTTTCCTTGAAATTTTGGTTAAAAATTTTTGGTGTTGGATTTCTTGAGTGTTCATAGTATCTAGTATATAATATTATAATGTGTTATTTCTTTAAGTAGTTTTTATATACTATAATTTTATTTTTTTTTATTTTTTATTTTTTATATTTATTAAAAAATGTTATATAGTATGCTAATTAGTATAATATGATTTTTTTAATTTTTAATTTTTGAATATTTAGAATTTTTTGGATTTTTGAATTTTTGAATTTTCAGAATCTCGAGGGGGTCGGAATTCCAAAGGCTTGTTAAGATTGGCATTTTGAAAACCTGGCCAAGGGTGGGTTATTCGGGAGATTTGGCGAATTTGGGCTGATGTATCATC